GGGCCAAGCAGCGAGAATACTGCGGTAAGTGCGCGCACATTACCAAACACCTTTGTCAATCCTTCAGAAGCAACTTGTGTATCTGTGCCACCAAGTTTTGTATTCAAATAAGAAAGTGCATTTAATAGGCCATCTTTTTGAATCTTGTCGCGGAGTTCAGTCGCTGATGTTCCAGCAGCACGCATTGTGTCTGCTGCTTGTTTTGATGGTTTTAGCAACTGCGATAGAACTTGACGCAAGTAAATTGCTGATGTTCCAGCGCTTGCACCACCACGAGTTAGCGAAGCAACACCAGCGGACACATCTTCAAATGATGCACCGAATGCAGCAGCGACTGGAAGAACTTTTCCTAATGCTGGAGCAAATTGGTCTGCTTCTGCTTTACCTTCTCGTACAGTTGCAACAAGAATGTCGTTTGCCTTTGATGCACTATATGCTTCGCCGCCATAGGCGTTGAGAATTGATGTGAGTGCATCTGCAACTATCTTTGTTTCTCCAAGACCAGCAGCAGCAGATTGTGAAGCCTCCCTGAGAACATCTAGTGCTTTGCTTCCTTTAATACCAGCAGATGTAATAAAGTACAATGCATCAGCAAGTTCAATCGGACCTTTTGAACTAGCAGCACCTAAAGCAAGAATTTCGTCCTTATATACTTTTACTTGCTGTGCGCTGATTCCTACCAGACCTCTAATCTGTGACATTGAGACTTCAAATTGCCTCGACATCTGAATCGCTTGTTTTCCAGCATTTACAAGTTCGCCAATCACTGCATACTTAATAAGAGATGCTGTTTGACGCATTGCGTCACCCATCATTCTGATTGGAACCGTACTTGCGGCTACAGACCTAGCCATTCCTTGCGCACCAGTGCCAACTGATGAAACCGCACTTCTTGCCGCAGCAGCGCCAGTTGTGCTGATGGCAATGCGAACATTAATTGGGGGAAGGCCACCACCAGCGTTAGACATAAAACTATTTTTTCATAGTATTTAACGCTGCGCAAACGGAATTAGTATAAACGCAAATTACAAACGACTAACTAGTCGCCAATCCCATAGATTTTGCAAATTGCATAATATCGCTTGTGCCAGCCTTTTGTTTCATGAAACCCATGCCCTCAAAGACTGCGCCTACTTGCGCTGGACTTAGTTCCCAGAATTCTTCGTACGGGCGGCCCGTTTGGGACCAGGTTGTGTACCACTGTCTCCAGGGGAGTCGCTCGGGAACTCCACTACTGACATTGCCTGCTCTAGAACTCTTTTGTTTTCTTCGGCGAGCAGGGCGCTTTGTCGAAGCATCTTGCCCGCCACCGTGGGGTCCACGCCATTAGCAATTGCCCATGCAACGCTTACCGCATTTGAATAAATAACTGTTTGACCTTCAAGCATTGCCTCACCGATTTCTGTGGTGTTACGCTTCAACGCAAATGCAAGACTTTGCCTAAGTGTTGAAACTGGCATCTTTTCAAGGTTTTGTTGCCATGCTTCTAGCCCACCCCAATGCTCTTCAATATCGGCAATAACATTGTTGGTGAATCTCACATATACAATTTCTTTTGCTGCTTCGCCAATATCATCGTATTCACGCTCATATACATCAGCGCCAATGCTCTTGACTTTTGCAAGTTCTACTGGGATGCCTTTATTTTTTAAAACAATTGGTGTGTAATCCATGTGGGCAACTATACACACTATTCGGGGATAAAGCAAACGACGGCCCGAAGGCCGCCGTTTGTCCCAAGGAGGAGGAGTTTAAATTAGTTAAGCGCTAAGTCCGCTTGACGACTCACGGAACTGAACGGTTCCGAAGCCAACACCAGTCGCTGCTGGGAGAATTGCTTCTGCGTCAAACGATGGCGTTCCAAAGTTGTCAGTCGAACCTGACATGATTGTTCCACCAGTTACTTGGCACTTAGCAAGCGTAAATACTAACTCTGACAATTCTGATTCAAGGTCATTGACCAAGAATTCAACTTTGAAGTATGGAAGACTTGCACCATCAAATGAGTAGGTTGCGGTTTCAGTTGAACCCGAACCTGCAGCGGCTACAGTGCCACCGAAGATGGTCTTAAGAACTTCAAGACTCAACTCTGCATAGGTTGCTGAGAAGTTAAGACGGTCAATCTTACCTTTCTTAGCAAGAACTTTTCCGTCACCCTTAAGTTCAACGGTAACGAAGTTTGGCTCAACAGAAACTTCCTGAATACCAGGAACATCTACTGCTGCACCGTATGTAATGCCACCAGATACATCAGCGGTGATTGGGTACACCTTGCAATCTTGGACATCAAATGTAATTGTGGACTGACTTGCGGCCATTTCTAAACTCCTTCTGGCTTGTTCTATGGATAATTGTACCGATTTGTATGTTTAAGTGTGCGAGGGTATGGACGAAATAATACTATATTTTCAGCCCATACCCAGACACTTACGCCTGTGGCGGATTAGCCGCTTCGTAGTCCAGAACAGCCTGTGGCATTGCCTTACCTTCGGTAAAACGGATGTGCCAAGGCTCTGCACCTGGGTTTTCAACTACTTCATGACTGAAGCCGAATTTCTGCTCGTTTGCAAGCAACCAAGCAAGAATCTTGCCGTTTGCATTAGCGATGTCAATGGCGATTCCCATCATGTGGCGTGAGCAGGTTTTTGGGTCATCATTAGGAGCGGCCAATGGAGCATTGCCCTTCTTGAGGTACCATTTCACACCATTCCATGTACGGGTTGAGGTCCCTTCAACTACATCCTTTGTGTATCTGGAAAGGAAGCCTTTGGTTTGGGTGTCAATACTGCGGAATGTATCGCCTGCTGAAGTCGGAGCCAACTTAATTCCTTCTGCTGCTGCGGCTGCTTTCATTGCTTCAAAAGCGCGTGCTGCACAGTGGTGCATTTGGCCACCGCAAGAAAGTTTGCGGAGCATTGCAGGAGTGATTTGACTTGGCTTCTTGCCTTCAAGATGTTCGCAGTATTTAACTGGAACTACTGGCCAATTTTCCTTTGCCATTATTTCTTCACCTCTGCTTTTGCGGAAAAGAATGAAGCAACTGTTGGGTCGCCAATCTTTGTTGATGCCATTGCAAGAACTGCTGCTACGAGCGGCATTGCGAGTGCGGTGAGCATTGGGTCAATGTTGTACTTGTCGCACAAGTAGACAACGACGCCCATTGCGCCACCCTTTGCGATTCCGTCTGCTGCTGTTGTTGCTTTCATGTTTGCTCCTTATAACTCGGTTGCCCAAAGTCTTATCGAAGCAGGGTGTATATAACGGCTATGGCTTTGTTTTAGCGTAAAGCCGTTTCATCAAATCGCCCACAACACTTGCCTGCTGAACTTCATCTCCTTCAGTTACAGCATCAACAACTGCGCGTTTTACATCAATCAAATCGTAGATATCTTCATCAATTGTGTTAACGCCAATCAAGTACCACGCTTGGACGCTATTTTGCTGTCCGATTCGGTGACATCTATCTTCTGCCTGGTCGTGCTCTCCAGGGGTCCATCCTTGCTGGACAAAGCAAACATCTGAACCAGCAGTAAGAGTTAGCCCAACTCCACCAGCCTGAAGGTTTAGAACAATAACTCTGGCTTTCGGGTCTTTTTGAAAAGAGTCAACAGCGTGCTGCCTATCTTCCATTGAGTCCTGACCACTGACGCGAAGATTTCCATACTTGCCAGCAAGGTAATCAACAATCGCGACATTATGTGCAAACACGACGAGTTTTCTGTCGCATGAATCCAAGAAAGAATCAATCCACTCAATTACTGCTTCCATCTTCGCATCAGCAGCAAGACGCTTCAATACAGTTGTTCTTCTTAAGTGTTCTGCAGTATCAGAAGCGCGGTATCCGTTTTCTGCAAGGAATGCAAGAAGGTCGCCTTCTGCTTTTCGGTATTCTGCATAACCTTTTCCAGATGGCTCAACATGGACAACATTTCGCGTCTTCGCTGGAAGTTCCTTTAGCACTTCATCTTTTGTTCTGCGGATATAACAGTTCTGACGAAGTTTCATATTCAGTTCGTTGAGATTTGAAGCACCTTTTGTATCCCAACCGAATCCATTATGATACGCATTTGTGTAGCGCTTAAGGAATGCCCACTTGCCACCAAAGCGACTAAGCATTCCCATAATTTCCAACTGACTTACAAGTTCTTCTGGTCTATTTGTTACTGGAGTTCCAGAGAGAAGCAGAACAGTTCCTGACTGTGGAACTTTCTTTGCAATATCGCGCACCGCTTCTGTCCGCTTCGTCTTGCTTGTCTTTACATAATGTGATTCGTCAAGAACTAGACCCATTGGCTTTAGGTGCATGATTGGCTCAACAAATCTGCCAATGATGTCGTAGTTAACGATATTCACATCGACATTTGCGATGTTTCCTTTTCCACTCAAAATATTTACAGAGCGATGCGGAAGCCATTTGTTTATTTCGCGCTTCCAGTTCTCCTTAAGAGATGCTGGGCAGACAATTATTGCTGGGAATGCATCTCTGTATTCAAGAGACGCAATAGCCTCTACTGTCTTTCCAAGACCCATTTGGTCAGCGATAAGACAGCGCCCAACTGAGCCAGCATAAGCAACTCCAGCCTTTTGGTATGGCATTAGAGTGCCGTTAAGTGTTGGAATAGTGACATCAGCATCAGTAGATGTTGACTTGACTAGAAGTTCAGTTGACTTCTTTGTGAGTTCAATAATCTTTTCGCGTACTGAATCTTCAACATCAAACTTGTACTTATCGGCAAATTCAAGTACGCCAATAGTTATCGGAGCAGTCCAATGCTTTTTCTTCATGTCCCAAGTGCGCTGGGGTAGTTTTTTTACTTCGGTAATAATTTCTGGGTCATACGGAAATTTGATTACAGCCATTCCGCGCTTGCTAATCGTGAGCGACTTTTCTGTGTCTTGAATTACTTCTGGCAATTGAGTTTGTGCTTCCTGCGAGACATTAAATTGGTACTTAGATGCAAATTCTGCGACTTCCAATTTAGCCGATTCTGGCGCAATCCAAACAGATGCTGCCGAGTTCCAGACTATTCCAGTAATTTGCTTTAATTCTGAAGTTACCTGTTCATCGTATTGACAATGAATAATAAAATTATCTTTTACTTTTGTAATTCGCCTATCAACTTTTGAGCCGTATACAGAGTTTAAGTCGTCATGAATATCTGTATACGCGCGCTTTGGCGGCGGTATGTCGTCATAGTTAAAGCCAAGTTTCTTCAACTGCTTTGAATACTTGGCAAGCATTATCCACGCAGAATAAGCCATTGTCGGAGTCCAGTAAGACTCTGGGATTAGTGCTAATTGAGTTCCAATACGGGAGTCAGACTTATTAAATCCTGCTCCATCTTCGGTTACTGCACCATCGCATGAGAGTGCAATCAATCGCAGTGCTTCTGCTAACTGCGAGTATTCGCTATCCACACCTACTCAATAACTGAAAGTGAAGACCAAAGAATAAGGTCATAAACTTCTGGAATTGCCTCAGATTCTTCTGATTCTTTTTTATGTTGGAGAATTGCGTATGTCAAGCGGGCAATCTCGTTTATGTAAGAAACTGTCTTATCTTCTCCAAGAAGTGTCTTTACTTGTGAAAGACGCTCGCTAATACCATTTCGGTAGCGCTGTGATTTTCTGTACCAAGTATCAAACTTTTCTTTTTCATCAAGATACTCTTTATGCGAAACAACACCAAGTTTTACATCTTGCGCCATAAAGTTAACGCGCTCTCGGTGGTATGATGCTGAGGATTCATAGTCAGACAATGCTGTTAGGAGTGCCTGACACCAAGCAAGCCTATTTTCTGGCGCCTGCAACCACTCAATTTCTTCTGTTGTTGCGTCGCCTTTACACTCGCGTTTAGCGATGTCCATGATATTTTTTTTATCAATCATTAATTTTAACTCCTATAGATTTAAATCTTGCATTTAGTATAGCGGCGTGATATATCACAATGGGGCATCGTGCTCAAATTCGCCGCGAGCGTGGTCGCGAATGTGCTCGTCAATTTTTGCTTCAGTTCTGAGAGCAGTGCTTTCAACCCTATCAATTGAAATCCCAAGACTCTTGGCTACTGTTTCAATTTTGTCAACAACGAAGTTATGGTCTGCTTTATTTTCTTGCCAATGCTGTTTAGAGGCACGGCGACCATGTTCAAAATATGCAACAATGACTAAACCCAATGTGCTAATCAGTGCTACATATACTTCGTTCATTACTCATCGTCTCCTGCACTAGCAGCAAACCCAATTATGTGAATAACAAGGGCTGCAATTGACATATAGATTCCCCATTTTTGGGTATCTCCACTTAGTGTAATTAGCACAAGACCAGTTCCAGCGAGGGTCCAGCCAAGAGACGAAAGTTCTCCAATAATTTTTTTCAACATGTCTTGTCCTTGCCAACTAGGTACAGTTATTTTATTTAATCATTACCCGTCGGTATAGGAGGTATCGGCTACTTTACGCGGGCGCGCTGGCGCGCACGGCGTTGTCTTTTAGCAGCACTCTTTCTATCTGGGGCTGGGATATCGCCACCACCTCCAGAATTGCCTCCAGAAGGGCCTCCAGAGCCTCCAGAAGGGCCTGTAGTGCCTCCAGATGGTGCAGGTGCGGCAGTAGCCCCAACTGCTGCCACAGCGGCTCCTGCAGCAACCAGCGTCCTTCTATCCCCAACATCAATCGATGAGCCAACCGCGACATAGTTGTCAAACACGCCATCAAAGACATTGATTTCCTCTTCGAATGACTCCTTTACATCCGTTGAGGCATCCGTAAGGGCTTCAGCGATAGCGGCACCGTCTTCTGGCGAAACATCATCTACGACAATTGCATCAAATACTTCTGTTGCCTGGGTTGCATCAATGCTTTCCAAAACCTTTGCGCTAGTTGCCAGTTCCGTTGCTTGGTCTCCAGAAACACCGCCTTCTTGCTCAATAATCAAGTCAACAACTGCCGCAACTTGTTTGCCGTCAATATTGGCGTTTTCCAGAACATTAACAACTTCGGCAAACTTTTCTTCGCTCAGTTCAGTACTCAAAACAGCATCAAATGTTCCAAGTAAAACTTCGTCTGAAACTTTTTCGTCAAAGATTGCATTAATAACTGTGCTGAATTCTTCGGTACTCAAAGGAGCATCAAGAATCGCTTCAGCAAGGGCTACAGTCTCTTCTGCTGATAAGTCAGCGTCAAATACGGCATCAAAAACTGCCGCTAGTTCGCTACCTGACAAATCTGCTTCAAGCAAGTTGTCAATAACAGCAACCACTTGTTCCTGTGATGCAGATTCGCTAAATACGGCATCCATTACCTCTTGGAGTTGCTCAAGCGGAATATCTGCACTTACAACATCAACAAGAATCGCTGCTGCTTCTTCTGCAGATGTATTACTATCTAAAGTTACATTCTCAATAATTGCATCAAGAACTTCTGCATCAAGTGGCTGAGAATCTGGCAACTGGTCTAATTCTGGAATTGCAACTGTAGTATCAGGGGATGGTTCAGTTGTTGTCGTTACCATTTCTGGCTCTGTCGTTGTTGTTGTTGTTTCTTCGGGCAGCGGGACCTCTGTGGTTGTCGTGGTCTCTTCTGGGAGTGTGGTCGCTGGCTCAGGCTCTACAGGGACGGTTACAACCACTGGCTGTGTGGTTGTTGTTGGCACTTCCGTCGTTGTTGTTGTTGAAGTACTTGTAGTTGTAGTAGTAGTAGTAGTTGACTCTGGAACAGTAGTCGTAGTGGTGGTCGTGGTTGTCGTTGTAGTTGTGGGAACTGGTTCATGAATGTTTGCATCAACGCTTGCATGTGTTCCATAGATGCACGAGCCGTTTCCTTCTCCAACACACGGCGCGTTGCCAGCAGATACTTTAAATCTGACTAGTCCATAACCAGAAGTGCTTGGGTATTGATATGTGCCAACTGTATAAGAGGTGTTCTCGGCGCGAGTCCACACGCCCCAACCTCCAGATTCAACTCCCTCATTTAAATCAAACCATGTAATTGTGTATATGTAAGGCTCAATATTGCTTGCATTTGGTGCATCCCAGTCAAGAGTTACACTTCCATCTTCATTTGCTGTGGCGGTAAGGTTTTCTACAGCGTTGTAATACGGCTCAACCGTTGTAGTAGTCGTCGGCGGAATAGTCGTAGTTGTGGTCGTGGTAGTAGTAGTGCTGGTCGTCGTACTTGTAGTGCTAGTTGTTGTCGTTGTAGAAGGAGCATTAGACGGGGCAATATTTACATCAATTACATATGATGTTCCATACCAGCGATTAGGGTCTCCGCAGCAAACACCAGTTCGTAGCCTGTACACACCAGCGTTAAGGTTCATTGAGATGTATGAATCAAGGCCAAACCAGTCATCATTTGCGGCAAGCACTTGGTTATCAGAGTTATAAAGCCATAGCATTGAGTCAATGCCATATTGCTGAGCAAATGCGCGAACCGTAAATAACTGAGGCTGTTCTAGGGTAAAGAAGTAGTCATTTGCCCCAGTAGTCGTGAAAGTATCGGCTTTTGCTGATGAGATTGGACCGAACAATGCCAAAAGCAGCGCAGGGATAACTATCCAAAAACCTTTGCGCAGCCTCATAAGGCTATACGATAAAACTATTTTATTAGATAGATTCTGTAGCCTATCTAAATCTGCCTATCAGCGATGCCTCTTTGCTCTACTGGCACTAATTTTCCATGATGACGAGCCTGAATATCCTTACGCACCCATGTCATTCCGTATGTTGATTCAAGGTTTTCAATGCCTTCTCTGCGCTTGAGTCTTTCCGCCATTGACTGGAATGTCGGGTCATCGCTGAGATTCAGGTACGAGTTATGCGACCACGGAAGGTCGTAGAAGGCAGGAGCATTTACTAGAAGCGCTCCAGCGGTAGTCCAGTGCTCTTCAATTCGTGGCTCTTGGCAGACAATAGGTCCAGAAAGAGCGTACGACGGAACATCAACGCCAACGAGCGGTCTGTCCACTTCAAGCATCTTTTCGATGATGTCTGCGTCTATTGAAATATCTGAGTCAACATAAAGAATTGCTTGGTAGTTGACAACACCATGATTCAACTCTGTGCAATCTTCGCCCCAATGGTGTCCGCTTGTGATACGAACTCGTTGAGCAAATTCTCGTATGAGGTTACGCCCAGTTTCAATACGAATCCATCTATTTCCAGATGTAACTTGCGCATGCATATCGTTAATTGAGTATGTCCAGTAGTCTCCATTGACTTCCTTGAGAGCCTCAATTACTTCGCCGAATGGCTCAATGCCTCTACTATCAAGTTCAAATGCTGAGAACCACTTTGCATTTGGGAACCTACGCATGATTTCTGCCCTGTCGGCCATCCAACTTAGGTGCTCTTTTGCGTCACATTTCCAGCCGACAAGAGGAGTCGCAATCACAAAATGCATCTGATAGTCAACTTCTCTGAGAACTGGCATCTTTATCTTCTTTATGTAGTCTGAACATACGCCAGCATAATGCGATAGGTCTAGCGTTTTAATATCTGAATGAGTTTCTGGCATCACCATAATGCACTTATTTGAAGCGAGTGGCTTTCCTGGAAATGCCCATACAAAACTATTGCTAGTCATCGTGTAGTCATCTGAATTATGAAAGAAACAGTGCAGCCCAGCGTCTTTGCAGATTCCAAGTGCTATATCGTTCTTGCAATGAATCCAAAGTTTTTGCGCGCGTTCTTGCAGCCAAGAAAGTTCAATCTGGTACTGAGGGCCGTCGTGTCCAAGAAATATGCCATCTTGATTAGCCCAAACATCTACCTCAACATCAAATCCCTGATTTATTGCTGAATCAATATATTCTGTGGAATTCTCAAGTTCTGGCTTTGGACCCTGAAGATTGCCTCGGTGCGAAATGTAAATCATTTTTCAACCTGAACCCAAATCCAGTTCTTATGGTTGTCGCCAGGACCAGTTGGTCTGATGTCGTACTTGAAGTTTGTAAAACCAATTTTCCCAACCAAGTCATCAAAGAGTGTTTGTTCGTCTTGGATACTTACATCTGAGTGACCATTTGTACTACCAGCGTCATAGTTATTGTCGTAGTAGCCAGCAGTTGGTATTTCGCCCTTTCCGCCATACCCCATCTGGAAACACAACTTCCCGCCTGGCTTCAGAACCCTGAATATGTCCTTCAGGATATTGAACCTGATTTCATGCACGCAAATATGCTGGAAACAAATAACCGCAAATACAACATCGTAAACTTCGTCAGCGATTGCCGAAAGATTGTCTCCGCTAGTTACATAGAGATTTGGCTCTGCAATGTTATTGGCTTTGACATTCAGTCGCGCCTTTTCAATATTCACATGAGAAATATCAATTCCGTCAATTCTTGCAAAACGGTTTGAGAACTTGACAATGTTTCTTCCAGGCCCACAGCCGTATTCAAGCGCGACAAGACCATTGGTGTCGAAGTTCTTAAATAGAAACTCATCGTAGTCGGACCAGTTATTATGAGCGTCGTATGAACCAACTACTGGGTCTCTAAAGTCAAGCGACCACTTTGCCGCATACTCGTCATAGTATGCATTTTGCATACCCAAGTAGTCTTGCTTTCCCTTGCTCATTTGTTGTTCTCCAGATAGTAATTAAGGTCTTCGGGTGTTCCAATGCCCCACATTTTTGGGACTTCCTTAATCCTAATCTTTTTACCGTCTTGAATTGCTTCATTAAATACTGGGCAGACATAGAACTCATTATTTGTTCTAATGTTCTTTTCAATCATCTGGTTTGCATATTTCACATAATCAGAGCCATGCTTCCAGTAGTAAATTCCAACTGTTGCGTTGTCCGATATTGGGTTCTTTTCTGCGACCTCAGACACAAATCCATCTTCACCAGTTTTGGCGTATGACCATTTTGGATGGGTTGCCTTGAATGTCAGAATTCCACCGTCAATCTCATCAGCGCCGAAGGCATACAGGCATTCGTTGCTATCCCACTCAACAACTTGGTCAGAGTTCGCCATAAGCAAAGGAGCGTCTGTGTCTATCAGATGTGATGCAATTAGGGTCGTACAGGCAGCACCTTCAGTCATTCCATCGACAAGCAGGATTGAACATCCTGGCTTAATTAGCCTGAGAACTTGCTTTAGGTTGTACTTTTCATAGTGCTCTTTTTGCACAAGAAAAATAAAGTGCGCGTCGACATTTAGGTTCTCAACGACAACTTGAATCATCGGTTTTCCATTAACCTCAATAAGCGGTTTTGGGAATGTGTAACCAGCCTGCGCAAAGCGTGAGCCAGCACCAGCCATTGGTATCAATACATTCATCTTTTCATTCCTCCAAGCAACTGGCTTTTTGCCGCGAGTTTCAATCTCATCGACATAACGCATCAGGTTATTCTTATTTAAATCATCAGCATTCTTAATCGCAAAGAGGTTGGCCCCAGAACTCAAGGCACCTTCTCTGCCAATATGTGAATCTTCAACGATTATAGTATTTGACGGTGTTGAATCTAGTGACACTATGCACTGCCAGTACATCTCTGGATGCGGCTTATGGTGCTTCACATCTTCGTTGCTCATGATGTAACTGACATACTTCAAAACACCGATTGCATCAAGCGCTGTGATTACGGTATCCCTAATTGCATTGCTCGCTACAGCAATCTTCCAACCGCGCTCTTTAAGCGTCTGCATAATGTCAATGGCAACATAGTTCTTTGGAAACTCAGATAATATTTTGAGTGTTGCAGCCTGCTTATCTTCCCAGACCTGCTGGTGCTTTGACTCTGGAAGTCCTTTATCTTGGCTAAGCATCTTAAGTTTTGTTGTCGTGCCAAGACCGTCATACTTTGATAGATGCTCATCGCGGGTAATCACATACTTCGGGTCAATCCTGCTAAGGGCAATGTTCAGTGAGTCATAGTGAACATCCCTTGATTCAATCAAGACGCCATCAAGGTCAAAAATTACAAGGAAGTTACTTTTCATGTGGATTTGGTCC